GTTGTTAAGCTTGCTTGGAATCCAAGTAGATCTTTCAGAGATACTTTGTATGCTGCGGGTGTTAACCCAATCGTATCCTTCCCAGGAGAAGGACCAGTTCTATTTGGCGACAAAACAATGTTGTCCAAACCAAGTGCATTTGACCGCATTAACGTGCGCAGATTATTCATCGTTTTAGAGAAATCTATTTCAACTGCTGCCAAGTTCCAGTTATTTGAATTCAACGATGCATTTACTCAAGCTCAATTTGTAAGTATGGTTGAGCCTTTCTTGAGAGATGTTGAAGGACGTAGAGGTATTACAGATTTCAAAGTTGTTTGCGATTCTACAAATAATACACCACAAGTTGTTGACTCTAACCAATTTGTTGGTGACATCTACATTAAGCCTGCTAGAAGTATTAACTTCATTCAGCTTAATTTTGTTGCCGTTGCAACTGGTGTTGACTTTACAGAAGTGGTTGGAAAGTTCTAATAAAGATTTAAGGAGATTATATTAAAATGTCTTTCACTGTACAGGAATTTAGAGCAAACCTAACGGGAAGCGGAGCTAGACCAAATTTATTCAATATCCAGTTAACCTTTCCGCCATCGGCTGCTAACGGAAATGCTTCAAATCTTTTGAGATTTCAGGCTAGATCTGCTAGCCTACCTCCTTCAAATTTGGGTACTATCATATTACCCTACTTCGGTAGACAATTGAAGTACCCGGGTGATCGTACATTCCCAGAATGGACAATCACGGTTATTAATGATGAGAATTTTGTCATTAGAAATCAATTTGAAGCTTGGATGAATTCTTTGAACGCACACGCTGCCAACCTTCGTAGTCCTTTGGCTGCTACCGTTCCTGGATATCAAGCTGATGCTTTAGTTTATCAATACTCTAAAGAAGGTGGAGATCCAATTCAAACTTATAAGTTTGTTGGAACATTTCCTACAGCCCTTTCACCTATCGATCTATCTTGGGATCCAAGCGATGCGGTAGAAGAGTATCAAGTAACATTACTATATCAATGGTGGGAGAACGTAAACTCATCAGATGTTTCTAACGCCTAAAGGACAACTTAAGGGACTCATCATATATTTTATTATGATGAGTCCCTAAATAGTTATGAGGAGTATTTGAGATGATTTATAGCATTTATAAAGGTATTTGTAAGTCTACTGGGAAGATGTATGTTGGTTATACAAAAGATTTTAGAAAACGGTTGAATACTTATCGTTCTTTGCATTGTAAGGATCAACCTAAGTTGTATGGATCTTTGAAAGAATATGGATTTGATAACCATGCTTTTGAAGTAATCTACCAATCAAAAGATGGGTTTCATACACTTCACGTTATGGAACCCTATTTTATTAGGATATTTGATTCCTATAAAAATGGTTTGAATTGTGAACCTGGAGGAAATGGTTGGATAAAAATTACAAAAGAATATCGGAGAAAACGTTCAGATGCGGCCAAGAAACAATGGTCAGATCCAAAAATGAGAAAAAAGATGATTAAAGGATCTACAAAATGTAATAAAGATCCAGAAAAAAGATCTTTGATATCAGAGAAAGCAAAAGAACGATGGAATAACCCTGAGTTCAAACAGAAAAAGAGATTTGCTGCCGTAGTCTAAATATTATTATGCCATTAAGATTCTTTGGATTTCAGATTGGGAAGGATAAACCGAATAAGGCTGATAATAAGTCTTTCGCTATTCCCCAAAACGAAGATGGTGCTATTACCATACAAGCCGGTGGTATATATGGTACATATGTAGATTTAGAAGGAACATCCAAAAATGAGATTGAGTTAATCACTCGTTATAGAGAAATGTCATTACAGCCTGAATGTGAGGCTGCTATTGAAGACATTGTTGATGAATCTATTGTTATTGAGGAAGATGAACCAGCAGTAAAAATAATGTTGGATAAACTTCCAAAGCCATATAATGCAGAAACTATTAAGCAAAAGATTCAAGATGAATTTGATAGTGTACTGAGACTTTTGAACTTCAGAAATGAAGGTCATGATATTTTTAAAAGATGGTATATTGATGGTAGATCTTACTATCATATGATTATTGATGATAGTGCTCCTGCTGAAGGGATTCAGGAATTACGATATATTGATCCTCGCCGTATTCGTAAAGTCCGAGAAATCCGAAAAAAGTTAAATGACCAGGGAGTTGAAATCATTGATAGTATTACTGAATATTATGTTTATAATGAACGTGGTTTAAATAATGCGCAATCTACCACAATGGTGGGAATTAAGATTGCTCCAGATTCAATTTGCAATGCTCATTCTGGTTTAGTTGATGCTACTAGAAATATGGTATTGTCTTGGTTGCATAAAGCGATCAAGCCTTTAAACCAATTAAGAATGATTGAAGATGCCGTGGTGATTTATAGAATCTCACGCGCACCTGAAAGAAGAATATTCTATATTGATGTTGGTAATCTGCCAAAAATTAAAGCAGAACAGTATTTGAAGGATATTATGAACAAGTATAGAAACAAACTTGTTTATGATGCAAATACTGGTGAATTAAGAGATGACAAAAAGTTTTTATCTATGATGGAAGATTATTGGCTTCCGCGTAGAGAAGGTGGTAAGGGAACAGAAATTGATACATTGCCTGGTGGTGAAAACTTAGGGCAAATGACAGATGTGGAATATTTCCAAGAGAAATTATACAAAGCATTAAATGTTCCTGTATCAAGATTAAAGAGCGATTCGGGATTTTCATTGGGAAGATCTGCTGAAATTTCAAGAGATGAATTGAAGTTCTTTAAGTTCATTTCTCGTTTGAGAAATAGATTTTCTCATCTGTTTGATAAGCTATTACGCACTCAATTGTTATTAAAGGGTGTTATTGAAAATGATGATTGGGATGTCATTAAGCAATTTATTAGTTATGATTTTGCAAAAGATTCTTACTTTACGGAATTAAAAGAATCTGAAGTATTACAAGGTCGAATGATATTGCTATCACAGGTAGACCCATACATTGGAAAGTATTTTTCAATGGATTATATCCGAAGAAATATTTTGCATATGAATGAAGATGAAATTAAAGATATGCAAACTCAAATGGAGAAAGAACGTCCAGAACTTGAAGAGTTATTAGATACACAAGCAACATTAATTGCTGCCCAACAAACTGCTATGCAGCAAGTTGGATTAGCTGTGGGTGCTAGACAACCTAGATTTCCAACTCAAGAACAAGAGGTTGGTAGATAATGAAGAAAATGGGCGCCAATGGTAAAGTTTATATTGGAAGAAAAAAGAAAATTCTTCCAAATGCAGTAAAAGAGTTGAAACCTGAATCAGGGGAAAAGAAATGGAAAAGAAAGTAACATTATCCGAAGCTATTGTATACTATGCGACAAAAGATAAACCATTAAATATGGCTGAAGTTCTTATTGTAAAGCTTAATGGTATGGCAAAACAATTGTTTAATGAAACGAAATTTGATCTGGCTAAAAATTTGCTTTTAAATACTCCATTACTTGAAGATTATGGATATCCGAT